TGTCTTCTAAATCTTGACCCCAATTGCCTGTATAATAAGTCATACCTGGCGTATGTTCTTCATTTTCTTTTAAGAACTTTTTTAGATACTTTGGTGTTTCTACTAATTGTTTTTTTAGATATTGGTCTATCTCTTTGCTCATGTCATCTCCTTAACTTCTTGAACTACACATTTAGGTATTATTGTAGAATTACCACATTCATCAATACTCCCATCCTCTTTAAAATTGAAATCACTAACTAATCTAATGACTTCATCATCATCACTAATTAAAAAACCTGTACTTAGACATCTAGGTAAGTTTTCTTCTTTTACATCCTCAACACTTCGCCATGAACTATCAGATGTTATATCAATCCAATATACATGTACAAACTTGAATGGAATTTTTTTAACTTTATTCACAATCAGGTTCTTCCTCAGTTTCTTCTTTTACAGGTTCATCTTCTTCTGATACTGTAATTGTTATAATTGGTTTACCATCTACAACCATTGTCATAGTTTTAGATTCTGCTCTTGATGTAGTTATACACATAACTAATAAGAATAATAATACAAATGTACTTAGTTTCATTAATGTATACTCCTAGGTTTATTCATTTCTTCTTCCATACCTTCTTCAAAGTCTGATACTACTTTATTATATTCAGCAAGTAATGTATCAAGATAGTCTAATAAATCTGTTCTGACTTTTCTAGACATTTTATCATCAGTAGTTATTATTTCAACACTCGCCTTAATTAGAAGTACTTCTTCAATAAATTTTAGTGCTTCATGTGGTCCCATTTATCATCTCCTTTACTTCTTCTAAATTTTTATATGCAAGAAGATTTTCTGACATACTATTAATAGAATCTTTTATTAAATCCTTATATTCATGTTTCAATTGAAATATTGTTGGAAGTGGTAAAACTTCTACATCAATAAAGAAAGCTGCCGTATCTTCATCAACTGTTAATGTTCTTTCATGTTCTATTCTGAAATATAAATCATCTAGATTTTTAATCTCTGGTTTTTTATGTCTAGGGTGATTACTTAAAGTTTTTAAGGGTGATATTCCCCATACATGCCTATGAAAACTTTTACCACTTGTCATAGAACGCCAAATACCATCACTTGCCCTTAATAACATTTCATTATCTGCAACAGGTTGATGAACTTCTTCAAGTGTCTTACCTTGTACTGTTCTAGGATTCCATGAACTTGCCATTGCAACAAAAGCTGCCTCAACTTTACCTTTGTACATAATAATAACATCATCAGGTATTTCTAAACCCATTTCTATAATGTCTAGAAATGGACAATCAGATAAATTCATTGCCTCAGAAGTTTTTTTAACTAACTTCAAGTTTTCAGCAGTTTCAGATTCAAATGACATATCACCCATTAGAGTATTATACTCAATAAGTCTTTCCTCAAAATCATCTTGAAGATATTCTTTAAACTCTACAAAGTCAATAGGTGTAAATCTAGGACTTGTTGAGTAGGGTGTTTGTACTATTTCTTTTATATTCATAATTAATGTGTCCATTATACAGGACATTCAACTCATTGTCAAGCACTTTTTTAAGTTTTTGTTGGGTCAATAAAATCATCATTCCATCCAAAAGCGTCCTTCACAACTGAAGGAGTTAGTCCTTTGTAGACATTATGCAACTTCTTATCTTTTGCATGACACATTAATAGTGCCTCATCTTTATGAAGACCTTCTAGTATTTGAATGAATAGAGTTTCTTTTCTTGTTTTAGATAATGTATTATCACCACCAGTTACAAAGTGCCATAGTTTATTAGATTCAGATTCTAATATAGTATGTTCTGTACCTGCTGGTGCCTCATTCTCCATGTAAGGAGGTTGTCCTGTAGGTAAATCCCATTGTATTTTTGGGTCAAATGCACCTTTTAAGATTCTTCTTAAACCAGGTGAATCATTTTCTTTTAAGATTTCTACTTTTTTTGATTTTACTTTTGCATTGTTTATTTTAGTAAATATCTCACTAAATAACAATTTGCCTGTACCACCTGTCGCTAATGTTTGCATAGCTTCTGGCGACATCAGATTTGGGTTTCTTTCTGCCATAATATTTTCCTCATGTTAAAAGTCATTTATGTTACTCATTAAATTTTTCAATTTATGGTCTATAAAGTATTGTAATAGTTTTGAACTATCGGGTACTTTATATGACCTGTAAGTATTTATAATGTTTTCCTGTATCGCTATAGGAATCTCCTCTAAATCAATCAACTTCTTATTTCGTTGATAATTTAATCTTGTTATACTACCAAGTGGTATGTTATCTAATTCTGCCCACTCTTGTAATCTCTTTTTATGTATTGGTTGTTGTTTCTCACCTGTTACAAAAACATTATCATCAGATAGTATATTAGGTACGCCATCAGAACGGTCACCTTTTATAATCTGTTCATGTAAATATTTTTTGGGGTCTTCATCTTTAATAAATTTTTTTTGAATCGGACTAAATTGATTTACTTCTTCATATTTATGTAACTGTATAAAATCTTTATCACCTGATACAATCATAACTTTTTCTTTATTGTTATGTGCTTCTCTGCATAGTATCGCAATGATATCATCTGCCTCAGAATTATCTACTGATAAAACCATGTAAGGAAAGTTTTCTGCAATCTCTTGTTTTACAACCGTAATAATATCAAAAAGGTCATCCCATTTATCTGAGGATTCCTGTGTCTCTAATCTAACTTGTTTTCTTTGATACTTATAGTTAGGAAAGTAATCTCTCCTCCAAGGGTTTGCCGAATCAGCACATAAGATTTGTGTGCCGTATTTTTCTTTAAACTTTAAATTATATCCTCGAATACTATTCAGCACCATATGTCTAAACATATCTATATTAGGTGCCTTCTGTCCTCTTGTCTGTGCCATATAGTTAGATATAAGCACTTGGTTTAAATCAACTAAAATCATTTATCATCTTCCGGTTCTGGAAACTCAAAGTCTGGTTCAAAAACAATTTCTGTTTCATTATCATCCCCAAAGTCTAATTTGTGTTGTGGTAAATCCTTCGCCTCTAAAACTTTACTATAATTAATTACAGGTTGTACTTCGCCGTTTGTATTGTGTTCAATTGTTATTATTTTATCAATTAAAGACTGTGCAAGATGTTCTTTACCAAAATCTCGCATAATCATACCTCTTAAAATTTCTGTAACTAGTGCTAAATCACCATAAAAATGTTTTTTATGTATATCACAACCTATATCTACTAAATGTCTGATTACATCTATTGCAACTTCATCAATAGTATGTTCAATCATTTCAACTTCTTCTTTTTGTAGTAACAATTCTTTATTGGCCTTATCTATAGAATCTTCATCTACAGAATTATCAAACTTCTTCATACCTGGAAAAGGTATTATGTTTGCTCAACTTTTTCTCCTTTGAAATTGACTAAACCTTTATCATCAAGGTGTTCTATTAATTGATGATACCCACCAACTAATTCACCATCAATTTTTATTTGTGGCATTGTTTTAACTTTTTTACCTATGTCTTCTAACATATCATCTACTGTTTTAAATTCTTCTAATTTCTTTTCAGTATATTCTATGCCAAGATTATCTAACATAACCTTGGCTTTAGAACAATAAGTACAATTTAATTTACTGTATATTGTTACCTTCATCTTCTTCCTCATTTGATGATATCATATCATCCCATATAGTATCATGTTGAGACTTATCTTTTGATTGATAAGCATCCACAGCCTGTTCTATAGTATACTCATACATTTTGTTAAGTTTACCCATAGGTAGCCTTAGACCTACATATGCACGATAATTACCATCAGTAGTTATTGTTACATCTTGTCTAAAGACTTCATACCCTCGAACAGGTGTATCTTCTATTGAATTAACTAAGGCACTTTCAACTTCAGTTACAACAGATTTACTGGCAGTTTTACCAACTTCAGTAATGAACTGTTTACTTTGTTTGTTCATTGTACCTTTTATCATATCAGCAATTTCAGATTTTGCAATCATCTTTGCCTTCTCAATCGCAAGGTTTAAATCAGGCGATACGGATGTACCTGCCCCAAATATACACATACCTTCATGAGTATCATCTGTACTACAAACTTCCATATTTGAATAGTCTTGCATAAACCATCCAGGAACTTGTGTTACAAAATCACCAGTCTCACTTTTTAAAGTATAGATTGGATTATTACCTGTTGTACATGCACCTAAAGAAAGTGCTAATACAACTATCATTATGTTTTTCATTATATTACTCCTATCACTCTGTCAATAACACTATTTATACTACTACTAAGATGTACCACAACCTCTTCAATTGTAACATCAGTCATAGTTATAATGATAAATGCCAAAGTAAATATTATCACATTTTTTATCATTGGACCTCCCAATCGCCAGATTTTGTAAGACATGCTTTTCCTGGCGTATTAAAAGCATGATTCGGTCTATCATAGTGTCTACAATACCTAGGGGCATTTGTATCTCTATAATAAAATTCTGAAAACAATTCCCAATAACCTGGTTCATCAAAGTTTTTTCTGCCGTCTGCACAAATTAACTTTTCTTCTTTTGTAACCACATCATCTTTAATTGTTGTTATAATCTTTGTAAAACAATATTGTTGTTTTATTGGTTTTATCTTTGCATGAAATTCTTCATCTGCACTTGCTTGATATGTAGTGTAGCACATTAATGTTACGAACATTAAAAAACCTATTACAATCTCAATATCTATTTTCATCTACTCACCCACTCTCCTGTGTAAGGATTTTTATATGGTTTTTCTAACCATCTACCATCTGGCATTTGACATGCCGTCCCAAATTCTGTTCTTCTGTCTATGTTACCCATGCCTATAACAGGCCAAGGATTTGTTATATCAACTGTTACATCATAATCAACACATTTAAAAGGTCCTTGATAGTATAGACTTGTTGTTTTTATTATACCACTATTACCTGTCTTTCTGTTATGCCAATTTGTATATGATGAACCACTTGTTGCAACATTCATATGGTCTACAAAAGTACCATAATGAACATCATAGTCTGATTGATACATCATGTCAGCGCCTGCAATTGCACCACCTAAAGTACACATTGCAATTACATATGGATTATCAATTCCTACTGATACAC